AAACCTAATTTTGAAACCCAATTTGAACCAACTTTATTGCACGATAAGATTATGGAGAATGTACATGCCCCATCACCCCTAGGTCTTTTTAACCAGGGAATTGATCCGGCTGTGCGTGCCGAAGGTATAGAACCCCAACAATTAGCGGAACCAAAGTATCAGAAGAAAACTAACCCTTTCGAAAAGAAACATTTGGAATTTGCAAAGGAAGCATTAACATCGCTTCTTATGCCTATGACGTATCATGATTGGTCTGTTAAAGGACTAGATGAAGCGCTTAATGGCGATAACGGATTCTTAAAACCTATGGATATGCACACTTCACCAGGCGTCGAAATGCAAAAATTGGCAGATGGACATAAAGGCAAGCATGCTTTTGTGCGACGAATGTCTAAAGATGACGAAGGAAATGACATACCGGAGAGCGAACAGAAATGGATAATCAGAGATGAGGAACATAAACCAACAGGTGTTGGCGGAGTGACAAATCGTGGTAGATATTTACTGGACGATCTCGAAAGAATAGAAACAGATTTGAAAGAAGGTCGTGAGACTTTCACAGCAGCATGTTCTAGTATGAAGGATGAAACGCTTCCAAAAGCTAAGGTCTGGATCGCGAAAGTGAGACTTTTTATGACCTTGGCTATGAGCATTACAATCTTAACTAGGAGATACTTTGGAGCCTTTCTGGCGGCTTCAGTAGCCTACTGCACGGTGATATCCTTAGCAATCGGATTGGACGCATATGGTCCTCAATGGACTTTAGTGTTTAGACGAATGAATCGATGGGGTGGACGCTGTATAGCAGCAGATTTCAAATCTTTTGACAGCCAGGCGGATGGTGAATGTATGCTTAATGCTGCGGAAGCCATCTCAGATATATACGACATTAAATCTGGAAAACCCGACCCAATTGGCAGGAAAGTGCGGTTTGGACTAATTTATTTGTTCATACACACGTACGTCGTATGCCGGAATTTATTATACCGGAAATGCCAAGGTATGCCGTCAGGCGTGCCAGTCACTGCACCACTAAATTCGTGTGTCAACGTACAGTATTTGATTATGTGTGTGAAAGCTCTAACTGATGAGGCTGGATTTAATTATTCAGTCAATCAAATTATCTCAATGCTTGAAATATTAGTATATGGTGATGACTTTGTGTTAGCTATACATCCGGACCTAGAAGATATAATAACCTTCAGGACGATGAGAAATTGGCTAGCAAGATATCAGATTGTGATAACACCAGAAACAAAAACTGGCGAGGACTATGATTATAGGACTATGACTAATGAGGTCACATTTCTCAAGAGGAAATGGGCACCAGAACCAGGAGACTCAACAAAAATACGCGCGCCGATCGAAATGGAAACGATCGCAGGAATTATAAATTGGCAGCGCAAGAAGCACCCAAAAGTGCCGATGATGATGAGTCTTATAGAAGAAAATTACCTGCAAGAATTATTTCACCATGGGCGAGAAGCTTACGTAAAAGGCTTAACAGCACTAAATGCGGCGTTGGAGAAAGAGAGAGCAAAAGGAAAGCTCCCATCTCAGATGCGCCAGCACTATGTTGATGATTATGCTATTCGACACCAGTTATGGCTAGAGAAGTTTAATTAATAAGTCCCAGCTACACAGTAATGTGAGCTGTTTCGCC